TAAATTAAAAGATTTGAAGAAGTATATTACATTCGCCCAAATGTTCTGCGATAGTAGATACACTCAATATACAATATGCTTTGCCTTCAAAGATGGCTTGAAATTCAAATCAGTAGATCAAATATTAAGGTTGTTGCCACAGTCAAAGATTCAAACTTGGAATGATGGTATTGAATATTATTTATTGCCGATCTAATGAATCGTATTTGAAATATCGTCATAATAATCAAACCAACTACATTCTTCTAATTCCCACTCAACACTAGTAACTCTTAGTTTTTTAACTTGTTTTAATGAAGCTAGAAATGCACAAGAGTTTGTAAAGTTATCATTGTCAAAAAATCTAACATGAGCAATATCCTCTTTAACATTATCAGGGTTTACCTTTACAAAATTAATTGCATAAGTAACTAGATAAAACATTTAACTATCCGTTTTGATCTTTGCCTTGAATTGGTCTTGTAGCTAAACTTCTAGCGATAGACTCTCCTGATCTTCCAATGGTATAGCCACCCAAACCTACTGTAAGTAATGTCCAAACGTCTGAAGGTAAATCTACTTGTGTTTTAACTTTAATAACAAGAAATAAAATTGGACTAAGAATATAATTCCAAGCAACAATTAAAATAAGTAAGTACATAAGAGTTGGTCTCCAACCAGAAACGTACCAATTACTTTTAGCTTCTGCTTCAATAATTTTTGCAGATGCTTTCATTTCTTCTGTGCCTGATTGCATTAACTGCATATTCATTTCAGCTTTTAATTTTTCAGCTAAATCTTTATCAGGAATAGCTTTATCAACTGTTTTAAATATTGTTGTAAGGAGTGGTGCAAAAGCACTTAAAACTGGAAGCATATTAATCTACTGCTGAAATGTTAATCTCACCAGCACCACCACCATGTGCTATGAAAGCAACTTTTTGACCAGAAGTAAATGTAAAAAACTCAACGTAATCTGGTGGCACAAGTAAATCTTCTTCTGTTGCAGTTGGATTAGCACCAAATTTAATATGAGCATGTGTAGTTGTTGATATTCTTATTAATCCTGAACCAGTAGTAATAACTCCTGATTGTACTGATGAAGCACCAACAGTATGTGTTTCTGGTGCAAAATCTGGGTCTATTGTTGTCGCCCCTTGTGCTAATGCCATAATTATATACTTACAGATTCCATAGCTGTTACAGTAGCAGTCCCAGTTGTTGCAACTAATCCCAAAAGAGCAACCTTATCTCCACTTGCAATTTTAAAAAAAGAAACAGAACCAGCAGGAAGTAATGTATCAGCAGTTGTAGCAGTTGGTGTTCCAGCTATTTTCATGTAACAAGCATTTGTTACTGCAATTCTTACAAGACCATTAGATGTTGTAATTCCGTTTGTTGTTGCTACCGATGTATTTGTTAAGCTTACTAATTGTGATGAATATGTTGAATTGTCAATTTCCTGTATCATGTTCTTTAAATGTTCCTTTTTATATTGTTTAAACCCTTAAAACACCCATAAATTTTAATCTTATAGAAGTTTTTAAGATAATGCTCGTTTTAAAGCCACAATGCCTTAAAATGCCTTTAAATCGGTTTTTAGACTATTTGCTACTTTTAGATGAATCTATTAGTAATTCTATGTAGTGTTTTGCCTTTTCAAGATCAGCAATACCACCTTTATCCTTAAACCTTAAAATATACTTTATGACATTTCCTTCTACAAATCCAATATTATTTTTGATGATAAATTCTACTGGTTGAATCTTGTATTTTTTGTAGTGGTTTCCACCAACTTGTTTTTTATAAGACTTCATAGACTGTTCTGTTGTTTGCTTTGTATGCTCTTAAATACATCTTACGATTATTACTTTTGTTGTATGAGATATGAACCCAACCTGAATTAGCTTCTTCTGGTTTCCAAAATTCTAAAATTACTTGATCGTATTCTAAATGATTAACTACCCAGTCAGCAAGTTGTTTATTAGGAACTCCTAAAACTTCGCAATCAACTGCCATACCAAATGCGTGTTGTGATGTAGCAGAAGAACCTATGGCTTTGCATAATTCAGGAGAACGATAACCAGATGTTATTTTGATGTCGCCAAATTCATTTATGATTGGAGTTATAACTTCGTAAATTAATGTTTGTAAATTAATTAAGATTTGGTCAGTTGGAGTATTGTCTATTCCAAGTCTTGTAGCAGTCTCGCTAAAAAGCAGTTCCTTCAAACTTACTTCTCTCATATATATATATTGTTATCCCAATCTCCGTTACGTTTCAAATACATTGGTGTTAAAGAAGGCATACCATTAGTTATTAATCCACAAGATAGAATTGGTTTTTTTAAATTAAGTCTCATATAATTCATAGCAAGTGCATCTTTATTAATTAAACAACCAACAGTCATTCCAAAGTTTAAATGGAAATCGTTTCCATGAAATCTTACTTCTGAAATTGTATGATAATGTCCCTGAACAACTGATACTGCATATTGAGCAACAGCTTTAGAAACATCAGGAGAGAATTGATGTCCAAATAATACTCTACCTTTATCAGTATCTATAAAATGCTTTTCTTTCCAGTTCCAACCATTACCAACTTCTAAGATTTGATTGTAAGATTTAATAAAAGACTTTGTCATTCCTTTCGCCATAGCACGTCTTAAAACCATAGAACCATGATTTGATTCTAGTAAAGTCATTTGTGGAAATAGTTTATGAAGTCTATGTATTTCTTTTTTACCAAGTTCTAATTCGTCTTTAGGAGATGGAAGATCAGGGTCAATAGTGTGAGATACATTTATAGAATGAAAATCCATTTCATCACCAATGTTTACTATTGTATCTGGTTTATATTTAGCTTTAAGTTTTGTAAGAAATCCATGCCAGTCTTTATGAGCAAATGGAAAGTGTAAATCCGATATGACTAATATTCGCTTATTTTTCATATACCTTTCCTGTTAGTTGTATTTGTATTACTTAGCAAGGAATAAAGTTAATAGTGCCATGCTTAAAGTACCTAGTGCAATAAAGATTGACCAGAATAGCTTTTCTAAACGTCTCTCCAGTTTATATACTGAACAAGACAATACTTTGATTGAATTTTTAATGCCTGTAATATGCCCCTTTAAACTGATTAATTCTTCGTTTGTAGTTCGTGCCATATATACCCAAATAATGGTATTTGTTTGTTTATCTAGCTAAAGGATTTGAACTAGATGCTCTAAGTTCTTTTATTTGAACTTTAAGCAATTCAATTTCTTTTTGTGCGATAGCTAAATCTTGTTTAATCTGTCCAGCTTTAGAAGGGTCAATAGAATCAATCTTTGACATAATTTCTCCGTACTTAATAAACCCACCACCAATAACACCTATGATAGTTACTGTTGCTATAATTTCTTTTAAGTTATCTCTAATCTTTGTAAGCATTTAACCTCGTTTACCTTTTAACAATTCTAGTTGAATAATGATCTCGTTTTGTTCTTCTTGTATATCATTTAATATTTTTTGTCTAGCTACCAGAGGGTCTTTGGATATGTAAGTGTTTAAATTAACATTTTGGTAAACTGGTTCTTGTGCCAAAGTATATTGCATAAAGAAATCAGGATTAGGAACTCCCACCATTTGTCTTTGCTGATAAAAAGGTTTAGATTCATAAACACTTAAACTAGGTTGATTAATTTTTAATGCGTCAATTTTTATCTCTTGTACTGATTTTACTTTTATTTCTCCTATTTTTACTTCCGTTCCTATTTTATTCTCTGTTAGTTTTGTTTTTACTTCCTGTTGTGTGGGTGTTGCAGTTTGTTTTTCTTCGGTTACTGAAGTCTTAGTTTCCTTAGGAGTTTCTTTAGTTTCTTCCTTAGTAATTTCTTTAGGAGTTTCTTTAATAGTTTCTTTTGTTTCTTCTTTAACTGTTTCTTTTGAAGATTCTTTTACTATTTCTTTTGGTGGTTCAATTACTTGTTCTACAATTTTCTTTTCTTCTACTGCTTGTTGGACAACAACTGGACTTTCAATTATTTCAACTACTGGAGTTATTACTGGAGTTGCAATCGGAGTAACTACTGGTTCTATAAATTTAATTTCTTGAACTACTGGTGTTATGATTGGTGCAATAACAACAGGTGGAGTTGGATTTGTTACATAAGTAATACTTAGTGTAGGATTTTTTAGATCGGCAGAATAATGATATGGAGAATTTGTAGATTCATAAAAAGAAAACTTACTTGTTATATTAAAATTATCTTGTGTGTTTTTATCTACGATTGCTATGTTAGTATAAGTATTAAAGTAATCTGTATTATAATATATAATTCTGTTTTGTGTTGTTACTCCACCATTAGCATCAGTTAATATTTGTGTCATAGTAACATTTTGATTTGGATTGCCAGACCAAAACCAAACATCTACTCCTTGTGTAGAAGTAAACCCTTCATTAATTTGTGCTTTAGATAAACCTACATTTGTTAATGAGATAGTATTTTGAATAGACTTACCACTTACACCAGCAATAGTTTCGTTGCCATGAGTTGAATATAAGTTAGTTCCACTCCAACCATTTATAGTTGTAAATACTTTTGGTGTTAAGTTTGTAGTTGTTGTTGTTTGAGAGTATGCTGTACTAAAGAATAATAAGCTACTTAGTATTAGCTTTAGTTTCATCTTCTTTTTTCTTATCTTCTATGATTCTTAATTTCTCAACGTATAAATTATAATCTGGTCTAAGCTTATCGTATTTTAACCATTGAGCAGTTGCATCAGCACCAATCTTACCTTCAAATGGACATGGTGTTCCTGAATTCTCCATAGCATGAAATACTCTTGGGTCTTGGCATAAAATAGAAACAGAAGCTACTTTCATTCCTAGATCATTTAATACTTTAGATAATTTAATTCTTTCGCAGTTTTCATCTTTAGTATAACTGCCACCAGATATACCAACTCCAAATGTAGATACTCCACCTGAATAACCAACTACACATAAGTCTTGCGAATAAGCAGACATAGAAGGTGCAGTAGCCATAGAAGCAACTCTTGTATCTCCTGAGTATGCGTTGTTAGTAGAATTAGTTGTAGTGTTTACAGAAGAACCAGACTCGTAAGTTGAACTAGATGACGAAGTATAACCACCAGCTATTGATGTATTAGAACCTGAAGTATTGTTTTGTGTAGTCTGCGAACTAGCTGAGAAGCTAAGAGTTAGAATGAATCCTATAAATAGGTATATGATGTGTTTTGGCATAATATTTATGCCTTCCAACTACAAGTTGTTTATCAAATACCTATCTAAAGATAAAGTTATTTTTTATAGAATTTTTCTACTGAATCTGCGTAGTTCTTCCAAAAGCTTTTAGCATCTTCAAAAGCATCTGCGTAGAACTTAGTCCAATAGTTCTTAAAGTCTGAATAGTTTAGCATTGTTATTCTCCGTTTGTTTTAACGGATATGGTGATTAACTTGATTATTTCAAGTTTAGGTGTTGTTTAATTGACTCTATAAGATGTTTGGCATTTTCGTATCGCCATTCAAACCACATACCAATTATTATTCCTAAGATAAACCAGATCATACTGCACAGGCAGGTATGCCTTTTGAAGAAACAAAAGGATTTTCAGCAAATGCCATACCAATAAATGTTTGTCCACTTCCATTATTACCACTTGCTGATGTTTTTAATTTAAAACCATTACTAAGAAAATCTACTGAAGTAGCTGAACCTTCGGCATTTGATAAATTAGCTAAAAGATAATTTGTTACTACATTATATGTATTTCTTTTATTATCAAATATAATCCAATGGTCAGCACCATTAGTTATTTTATAAATAATCCATGCTGGACGGAAACCCAAGTAAACAAATGTCCCATCAGTTGAACCATTCCCAGTATAAGAAAATGCCTTACTAAATCCTTTTACTTCAGCAAAGCAGTAGGCGATAATATTATCTCCATTACCAGTTACGTTATCATCAGTTCCTAAACTTATTAATGTTGAAGTTGGAGTTGTGTTATTCCAAAATCCTGAATATGTTGCTGAAGCATTTGTTGAATTAAGATAAACATATTGTGT